GCTATATCAGCAAAGCGCTTATGAGATTGCTCAGAGACTGGTTTTCACCGGTGCAATAGCCTGCGTCCCGTGTTGGATCTTCGGCGGGTGCAAAGATGAAAAAGCCCCTTGGGCAACTGCCTATGGAGCTTTCGCACATGCCCTGCTATTTCTGGGATTCCTGTGCATTGCTTGGACCGTGCCGGTCTAACCCATCGTAGGCCAGCTCACAAGTGAGGCCCGCTACTCGAGCTCCGTCAAACGCTTTAGCGAGCTCTTGCTCTGTTCGGCTACTGCTTTCGAGCAATTGGGATAACACCATGGCGGCGCGGGTTGTTGACGCGCAGCTGACGGGAGCTGCGGCACCCTGGCCGGTTCGACCGAGGCGGGCTTGCAACTTGGCGAGCTCGTCGCGCAGCCGGCCATTGTCAGCAGCAGCCCCGTCAGCGTCAGTGCGCACACGTTCAAGCTCTTGGATTGCATCACGCTGTACCCCTGCCGCCCAATCAGCGCGGCGCTGTTCTTCAGTTCGTTGGACCAGTTCTGCCGCCGCCCGTGCCTCAGCATCAGACGCATCGCGCTTGGCCCATTCGGTTTGACAGTGTTGCCGCTCGACCGATACGCCGTGACGATAAAAGCCGTAGGCAGTTCCAGCAGCTAGGGCAGCGACTATCAGGTAGGGCGCCGCCCGGCGCAGCAGTGCAAACGCCACCATCACGCCACTACCCCGCCGGCTTTACGGTATGCGTCCAGGAGATCGGCTATCCGGTGCTCCCGCTGGCCATAACCCGCACCGGGAAGACTGGCCCAAATGTTTGCGCATTTACCGATAGCCGTTTCGATCAGACCGGCCTCTATATCTGCCAGTGCCCGGCGCTCTTTGATCTGCTGAACCGCGATCGCGTCCTGACTGGCCGGAGAGAAGTCCGGAAGGCCCAATAGATCGCGGTAGGCCAGCCAATAGCGGTGCAGTAACTGGTAGCGGCCGGCGGCGGTAGACTTCAAGCCTTTACGGTTGACCGTGACTAGGACGGCAGGGTGCGCAGCGTAGGAGCTGAAAGTGTTCGGGCTATCAATACCGCCAACGACAACGTCATAGCCGCGATCACGGGTGTACTTGCTAGTCGAGGTGCCTTCGCTCCACGCCAACATGTCAAGATAGGCTTTAACGTTTGTACTGAGTGTCATATGTGCAACTCCGGTTTAGGGAATCGAACGATTTTAGCCACGTTGCCCCCGGCTCGAACAAGGAGGCCCAGCACGCACCCGAAGGCTAATATGAAGAGGGCGTGCGCCATCGGGCCCATTTTTAGGGCGCCTAAAGCCAGGAGCACCGCCAAGCCAATATTACTGGCGGCGATCCCGATAGCGAACAGTGAGACCCCCCACCGTTGGCGGGAGTGATGTTCGTTGTAGAGGAAGACAACAAGGAAGGTGGCGAAGTGAATAACGCACTCTACCCAAAGCAGGATTACGTTAAGTTCCATCGCTGTTACCCCGGCTTTTGAAGAACGGAATAACATCGATAATGGTCTTGATCCACTGTGGCACTGGGCCATCCTTTTCGACCATGTAGCCTAGAGCAGTGAACACAACGGCGACCATTGCCGATATTGCCCCGGCGACAAGCATTGCTTTCTCGCTATAGGGCGGCCCGCCACCGTACCAGAAGATTCCGCCGCTATAGCCCATTCCTAATGAGAACAGGCTAAGCAGAAATCGTTCCCTGATGGTGGTGGCTCGAGGCGCGGCCATGAAGAAACAGCAGCCGATTGCAGCGCCGGCAGCAGCAAAAGGATGCACGCCAGAAGCCACCGCGCAGACCCACCACCACGCCCATAATGTGCATTGTTCCCGCATGGTGCACCCCTGTCAGTTTGCGCAAGTGTACCACGCAAGTGACAGGGGTCTAGGGCATGCTATCGGCTACGCTGCGCGGAACACCATAGAGAGGGCATGCGTTAGGGCAGCGTCGACCGCGCTAATGGCGGTAATCGCCCCACTAGGAAGAACCCCCACCAGGCCTTGCGAGCCCGTGGAAAGCCGACAGCTAAAACTCTGAGGGCCTACCGGACGCAGACCTACCGGAAGCGTAGCCATGACCGTACCGGCTGTAACAGTCCCGCTTTTTGCTGCAAACTGGACCACTACCAAGCCGTCGGCCGTCAGCATGGCGCCGCTGGAAACAATGGCTGCGCCGGTCGGATCATAATCCGCCCAGCCGTTCGAGAAGGTCAGGGCGGTTAAAACCCCAGTAAAGCGGTTCCACGTATCGGTACCAGTTGCCGCGGTGCGCACCAGTTGCCGCGTGCGGTTTGCGGCAAACGGCACAAGGCGCTGAACCGTGATAGCGTCCACGCTTTTACTGGTGCAGACCATCCCGTCTTCGGGCCATCCGGCCGCTGTTGTCGCCCGTTGCCAGCTCTCCCCCACCGGGTAAAGGCTCGGCGCAGTGCCCGCCACGGCGCTACCATTCACCCCGCCAGTGTTGGAAAAGTTATTGGAACGGTAGTTAAAAAGGCTGTTGTTCGGCAGGATCCATTCCAGCATGCCGCCCCAAATTTGAGCGTTCATGGCGTCCAGGGGGTGCACGCTGTTCAGTGGGTGCCCGGCGATCGGTGCGTCCATATAAAGGACACTCGACGCAAGAAGGGTATCTTGCAACATCTGGTAAGTGTCGAAGTACGCAGCTTGGTATTTACGGCACTTCGCGATAATCATTCCGCGGATTTGCTCATACCAAAAAGCATCGCGACGGTTCACGGTATCGTTTGTAGAGTTCGGCCCCATAACGACAATCGACAGGCTCCCGGGTCCGCCGTTCGCTCCGCCGCGTACTGCACTGAGCCAGTTTTCGAGCATGGTTTCTGTATCGGCCAGGCGGGTCGCCAGCGGTAGCCCGCCCTCGTTGATAAAGCTCTTGAGAATGTAGAGCCCAGGGTTTAGGGCCAAGTCGGCCACGGCCTGCGCGATAGACGCGCTGATCATGGTGGCCCCAACTCCGCGGTTGGTGACCGTAATATTGCCGATGCCCTTATTGAGAAAGCCTGTTTCAAGATAAGCCTTCGGGTTGAACTTGGCCGTTTCACCGTTCCCGCCGATCACAGTTGAGTCGCCGTAAAGGAAGGTCTTGAGCGTGCCGGCGGGATTCCCCTGGCCGAGGTTAAGGTACTGATAGCAACGGTGCAGGTACTCACGCCCAATGCCAGCGATGTTTTCGTCGGCATAAGTGTTGACTTGGCGGAAACCGTCGGCGGGTACCTGTGCTGCAGTCAATAGGGCCCCGGGGCCGTAGAACTTAGGCCCATTGGTGGTCACGATTGGCAGAGTGACTTTGTAGTTTGCGCCTAAGTAAATCCGGCCCCGAACTCCAGCCTCGGCACTTGCGGCGTTAATTGCGGTCGTGTTATTAGCTGCGGCCGCAGTCGCCCCTTTATCCGCCGCCGAAATGCTCTCGCTCAGCTTGTCATATACGTCAGTGCCGGCATTGCGGTAGCCGATGTTCTCGGCCCCGTTTACCGCTGCCAGTGCTTGACGCAGGCTCGCATCGCCGATAGAAACGAATTTCGGCTGATCTGTTACCCAGTTATTGACTGTCGTATACGGTAGAACCGGCCCAGGGCCAGGGGGAGGGGCGGCCGCGCGCCAGAATTCCCCGTCCTTGCTAAAAATCTGATTGATACGCTGAATAAGCAGCGGCCCGTCGGCGTCATAGTCTCCAATGAATTCGTAACCGCTGCTTAGCAAAAACTGGTTAAAAGCGTCCTGGAAGCCCTTCCAAGACTGCAGCGTAACGCCTACCCGGTTGACATAGGAACCGAGCGGACCATTTAACAGCTCGTCAAATGTTTGGCTGTTGTCGAAGCGGTCGCGAGCATCGCCAGACGGAACCGGGTTACCGGTATTATAGGTAGTCATGCCTGAGGCCACTCCCGGTTAATAGTTAGGTCGAAAAGTTCGGAATAGAGGATGTCTTCGGGGAACTCGCCCTCGCCAACCGGCGGCACCGCGCGTTCCCGCAGTTCAAGTTCGGCGCTGTACGCCCAAAGGTCAGGGCCTACGACACTCGGCCCACTATATGGGCCAGTAAAACGGCAAGTCAGTTGTTGATAGCCTAGAGGCGTATCCAAGGGGCACTCAAACCATTGGGACCCATCTATTAACTGGTCTCTCCACCATGCCTCAAAGGCCTGCCCCTGAACGTCATTAAACAGCCAGGAAATCGAGGCCATTTGCGGAACACTGGTAAAGCGGCGGCGTTGACGTGCTCGTCCACTTTCAAGTTGAGACCGCTGCAAAGGCGAAACGAGTTGATAGCTTCGCCCGGACTTCAGCCCGACCGGTAAACCTGACGGATAAAATATGGTCATGGTGCTAGCGCATCATCAGAGAGGTAGACCCGGGCATCATACCCCACCGCCTCTACGGATGTCCCGCTTGTGCCGCGCGGGTCAACACTAGTAATCAAAACCGGATAGGTCCACGACTGCACCGGCCCGAACATGATGTGCGGAGGTTCGAGCTCCCAGGACACATCGGGAACGAAATCAAGCGCCGGCACAGTAAAACGATAGTCGTCAACCCGAGTCGCCGTATAGGGCCCGGATAGCGTTCCATCAACTCGGCGAAGGGCTGCAACATGGGCGCCGGCAGC